GGCCATGTAGACCGTTCCGGCATAGACTTGTGGTGCCAATCGTTAGACAATTCGTTATTCACAGTGCAAGTTAAAGCCTCAAACATCTGCCATTTCAATCAACACAACAAACGCCCCGCCTTTTCTGGATATGCTTATAACCTAAGATCAGACCATGTAGCAGATTTTTATGTATTCGTGGCGTTAGATATAGAACGTATGATTGTAAAACCCGTTGGGGAACTAGAAGGAAAGACACAGCTACAGTTAACCGCCTCGGATTTTACAAGGGAAGAAGAATTAGAAGGTGTGAGTCTACTTAGATCTTTTAAAAGGGAAGATCATCTTCAAAGTAAATGCAAACAAGTCCTAAGCTAGTAACTAAACAAGCAGACAATAGGAACATATCCGGATACATAGAATCTCCAGTTGGTAGTAAGTTTGGGAATGCCGCCATTATATACCTATTACAATATATACTCTAATACATATTGTTTATATTTCGCATGATTTTTGGTAATGGGAAAGTGTCATAATAAATACTTTTTATATTTTTATGTCATTTGGTGGCAAATGTGGCAACCTCCCCGGAAACCCAGCCCCCACCTGCCTTACAGCTTGCCATGTAGGTGGCAATTATATGGCAACCAAAAAATGTCATATATCTTATTGTAACGTGTTATCAGGAGTGTGTAGTATAAAACTTGCGCTTCTTATAACTTTTTGGTATATATACACCTACGGTTAATAACCTGCGACTAAAATATGACGATAAAACTCGAGCCAGAGACTGGCGTTCCTGTATATGACGACGATCCTACGGTAGATTTATCTATGCGTGCGCGTGCTGCTACGGTAACGGCAAAAGAATTAGAGAAAGAAGGCTTAGATTTGACTCCGACTGCTGAAGATGAGGCTGTAGCGAGTATGTTGACTATGTCATACGCAGAAGATCCCGAAAAAACATCTAAAAAAGCTACAAAAGCGCGTGTTGCAGAGCTGACACCGGCATCTTTGGTACTTACAAACAACATTTTGAGTGAATTTGGTCGATCTGTGGTTGAATCTGCTGTATCTGTACGACATTTGATAACAAATAAGTTGATTTTAGAGACAGAAAACCCTGATGCTAAGATAAGGCTACGTGCGTTGGAGTTATTGGGTAAGATTTCTGATGTAGGGCTGTTTGCTGAGAAGTCAGAAGTGACAGTTACACACCAATCAACAGATGATTTGAAGAAAAACCTCCGAAAAAAGCTAGAAAAACTCGTAAATCCGCCTGAAGTTGATGACGACGCAGTCGTAATCGACGCGGAGACGGTAGATGAGTGAATTCACACAAGAAGAAGTCCAACAAATGTTGGATAATCTCGATAATTTTACCGAAACAGAGGTAGTAGAGATCGAAAAAATGGTGGATGAGCTAGCAAATCGTCGAAAAAACAAAGCTGCGCATGATGATTTGATAGAATTTTGCAAAAGAATGATGCCTGACTTTATTGTAGGTAAGCATCACCGCATTTTGGCGGACATGTTGATGGGTTTGGAGAATGGGAGTAAGGATCGGGCATGTGTAAACATCCCTCCACGGCATGGAAAGTCACAATTAGTGTCAATTTTCTTCCCAGCATGGTTTTTAGGGCGAAATCCAGACAAAAAAGTGATGATGGTGTCGCATACAACCGATTTAGCGGTAGATTTTGGTCGAAAAGTGCGTAATTTGCTTGGTTTACAGGACTATAAAGACATATTCCCTACAGTACAATTAGCTACAGATTCTAAGTCTGCAGGGCGTTGGAACACCAATATGGGCGGTGAATACTACGCATGTGGTGTAGGATCGGCACTAGCTGGTCGTGGTGCACACCTATTATTGGTAGATGACCCACATTCTGAGCAAGATGTTATTAATGGTAACTTTAGTGTGTTTGAGAAAGCGTACGAATGGTTCACATTTGGTGCTCGTACACGTTTGATGCCCGGTGGTAGGGTAGCAATTATCCAGACTAGATGGCACATGGATGATCTAACAGGTCGTGTAGTTAAAGATATGAGTCAGAATGATAAATCTGACCAGTATGAGGTTGTAGAGTTTCCCGCTATTATTGAAGTAGAAGATAGTAATAGTGAGGAACTTATAGAAAAACCGTTATGGCCTGAGTTTTTTGATTTAGCGGCGTTAGAACGTACAAAAGCGTCAATGCCGTTGTTCCAATGGAATGCACAGTATCAGCAACAGCCGACAGCAGAAGAAGCGGCTATTGTAAAAAGAGAGTGGTGGCAGATATGGGAGAAAGAAAGTCCTCCTATGTGTGAGTATATTATTATGTCACTTGACTCCGCAGCAGAAAAACATAATAGAGCTGACTTCACTGCGCTAACGACTTGGGGTGTATTTTATAATGAAGAGACAAATGCACATAACATAATACTGTTAAATAGTATAAAGGAACGTTTAGAGTTTCCTGAGTTAAAAGAGTTAGCTATGGAACAGTATAGTATGTGGGATCCAGATGCGTTTATTGTAGAGAAAAAGAGTTCAGGTGTTGCATTGTATCAAGAAATGCGGAGAATGGGTCTGGTCATACAAGAGTATACCCCTCACCGTGGATCTGGTGATAAACTAGCGAGATTAAATTCTGTATCTGATATTATTGCATCTGAACTTGTTTGGGTACCACAGACGCGATGGGCAGAAGAAGTTATAGAAGAAATAGCAGGATTCCCATTTATGAGTAATGATGACTTGGTGGATTCTACAATTATGGCGCTTATGCGATTTAGGCAGGGCGGATTTATACGGCTACCTTCAGATGAGCCAGAAGAAACTAAATACTTTAACAGAAGAAGTGTCGGATATTATTAGAGGTTAAGAGATGGCTATTGAGAAAAGTTTGCAGACTGAGGCTCCTGAAGGTGAGAACCTAACAGGTGACGCATTAGAGATTGAGATCATAGATCCAGAGGCGGTTATATTAGATGATGGTAGTGCAGAAGTAATCATTATGCCCGGAGATGATGAGGAAGAATCAGAGTTTGATGCTAATCTAGTAGATGATCTGGATGAGCGTGAAAAGAATATATTAGTTGATGATTTATTGGGTTTAGTAGAATCCGACATACAGAGCCGAAAGGACTGGGCTGATACTTACGTAAAAGGATTAGACATCCTCGGATTTAAGTATGAAGAGCGTACCGCACCGTGGGAAGGAGCTTGCGGGGTACACTCTACTGTATTGGCAGAAGCAGCTATTCGTTTCCAAGCAGAAGCTATGTCAGAGACATTCCCTGCACAAGGCCCTGTAAAGATAAAAATCTTAGGTAGCGAGACTAAAGAGAAAGAAGAAGCAGGTGAACGTGTACGTGTAGACATGAATTACCAGCTTACTGACAACATGGTAGAGTATCGTCCTGAGCATGAGCGCCTACTATATAGCCTAGGACTTGCAGGATCGGCGTTTAAGAAGGTTTATTTTGACCCTAACATGGATAGACAATGCGCTATCTTTGTGCCTGCAGAAGACGTTATAGTGCCTTATGGAGCGTCTAATATAGAGTCAGCGGAACGTGTTACTCATGTAATGCGTAAGACTAAGAATGAAGTACGTAGACTGCAAGCTAATGGCTTCTACGCTGACGTGGATATGGAAGATCCAGCACCTTACCACACTGACATTGAAGAGCGTAAAGCGGAAGAAGGTGGTTATCAATTAACTAGTGATGATCGTTATACTTTATATGAGATCCACGCTCACCTAAACATAGATGGTATTGATGATGAAGATGATTTAGCTAAGCCTTATGTAGTTACTATAGAACGTGGTACAGGGGAATTACTATCTATTAGACGTAATTATGAAGAAGATGATGAGCTAGAAATGAAGCGTCAACACTTCGTACATTACTCTTACGTGCCCGGATTTGGCTTCTACGGCCTTGGACTCATACATATAATAGGTGGGTACGCTAAAGCAGGAACGTCGATTATACGGCAATTGGTGGACGCTGGTACGTTATCTAACCTTCCGGGCGGCCTAAAATCTCGTGGTTTACGCATTAAAGGTGATGATGAGCCTATCGAGCCGGGTGAGTTTAAAGATGTAGACGTGCCATCAGGTAGCATACGTGACAACATTATGCCCCTACCATATAAAGAACCTAGCCAAACTCTACTAGCGTTACTTAATCAGATTACTACAGAAGGTCGTAGACTAGGTGCTATTGCTGATATGGATGTGTCTGATATGTCTGCTAATGCTCCAGTAGGTACTACCCTAGCTTTATTAGAGCGTGCATTAAAGCCGATGGCTGCTGTACAAGCGCGTGTGCATTTTGCTATGAAGTTAGAGTTCCGTATGCTCAAAGAGATCATGGCGGAGAATGCACCAGAAGCGTATTCGTATGAGCCACATAGAGGCGAAGTAACCGCTATTAAGAATGATTACGAAATGGTCGAAGTGATACCAGTAAGTGATCCTAATAGTACGACTT